GCATTGCTCCAAGTCTGCAATAACTGAATTTGGAAGCGATCTCCCTCCACTCGTTGAGCTGCTACAAGAGCTCCAGCCCTTCGATCAGGAGAGAGATCCACTGCCAACCAAGTATCAACCGACGGATCCAGTCGTATCCCATCAACGCGACACTGCTCCCAAAGTGACGCATTGACGACTGGGTTAATGGTATCTACTTGGATACATAAAACCTCTGTGCGCACAATATCCTCGGGATCTGACAAGACCGCCTCGATATTGCGTTGATTGATTGTGTGTCCCAAAGATGGATTGGCTTGTGCGACACCAAACCAGAACTCTGGACTGTTATCGAATTTGATTGCTGGGTCGGCTGACCATTCAAACCAACCGATGTCATCTTTGACTCCCATTGTTGAGGCAATAGCGCGATCTCGTAATTTATTTAGGATGATGGATGACTTGTCGCCCATATTTGAATAAATCCAAGCTTGTGGATTTGGACTAGCCATTTGCGTATATCGCAAGGCAGACCAAACTTCTTCTTCCCGGTACTCTCTTGCTTCATCGAGGTGGATGGTTGATGGTGCGGCAATTCCGCGACCTGCCGAGTTATTGGCTCGGACTATATATCGCCGACCTTCAGTAAATTTGAGTTCCTGAAATCCTTTACTTTCCAACTTCTTGACGAATTGCATTTCCAATTCGGGAGTCTGCTCAATAATTTCATTAACTTTGTAAAAGATTTCCGATGAGGTAGTTAATTTATGAGCTGTATGGACTTGTAATTTTTCGCCTAGATCATAAATTCGCCACAGAATTTGCAGTGCCATAAAGGTCGATTTGCCATTTTGACGAGCCACAACCAAGCCAACAATGGGGTGTTTCCAAGTGCCATCCGGGTTGGTTTTAAGACTGTGATGAGCCAACCATTGCTGCCAAGGCAGCAGGGGATGACCGATTCGATCGCAAAAATCAATAAATTTGTCGCCTAAAGAAGGTAAATCATTAAGTGGAGTGTGGATTCTTGGAGTTGTCACACCTCCTAAAGTCGAATAGTCCCGAAGGCGCACTAACTCGGTCGATGTGTCCAAGTTATCCACAATTACTCCTCATAATGCACAATTTTTCCATTTTCGGGAAAATCGAGAACAAGGGGGGTCGGTGGTGTTCTCGGCGCAGCAAAAAACCTACCCCCCTTGGTGTAATTACATTTGGCACATAGAGTCTGAAGGTTCTCGAAGTGATCATCTCCACCCATCGATCTCGGCACTATATGATCGACAGTATTACCGTACTGCCCACAATACTGACAAGTGTAGTCATCTCTACGCAGTATCTTTTCTCTGATCTTACGCCATCGAGTTGTGCTGCCATTCTTCTTGAGACTGCTCAATGCCAACCCTTGCGCTCGAAGTGAGCCAGTGCATTGCAACTATCACCGTATCTATGGCGTATGTATTTGATTGATGCATCTACTTGCTTACGAGCTGATAAGTCCCTATACCAAGTAGATCGCATTTGCCCCAGCCCATAATGAGAACCTAATCGCGCCTTTGGGTTCCATTTAGATTCATAGTAGATGAGCCAATTAAAACATTGAAATTCTTGCCAGCTAAGTTGGTTGTATGCATATAACTTCAGATTCATATCTGCTTTTGATGGCTGTGTATTTATTATCATCAAGGCGGTGGCAATTAAGGTCATCGTTATCAAACGAAGGCAATAGCCGCCCCTAGACACTTCAGCGACGGGCTGCCTTCGGGCCCCGCCTTCGAGGGAGTGTAATACCCTTGTCAAGTATGTGAACATAACCGCAGGTCAAAGCCTTTCTGCTACTCCAACTCCCATATTTTCTTAAATTCCAACTGTCCTGATTGAAACGCGTTTCTCAGCGTTTCTCTCCCATCAGCTGCAAATTTGGTTGTCAGATATGGATTACTTTCCGAGCCTTCAAGGAACTCAATTACCTCACCATTGGGATCAACAATCACTTCATCGTCATAATGGAATTTATCTAATATCGCATCGACTGATGATTCCCTTACTGATTCGACTATTTCACTGGGTATATTGGCTTTGACCCATTCAGTGAATTTTTTTTGATTCTTGATGACCCACTTGAATTTAGGCTTTGTAGTTGTCACATAAGCGATCTGTTCGCCTTCGAACTCAGCCTTAACTCGATCTGCTCCTACTTTGTCCATTTCGGCTTGTAATGCTTCTCTCAACCGGTTCTTTGCTTTGTATGCCTCATCAGCAATCAGACTGACTGCCGCTAGTTCAAGGCTCAACTCTTTGATGCCCATCCTTCTCCCTTAAAGTGCGTTGGTACTGCGTTAAATAGTTTCTTCAATGGACTGCCGCAATGACAAACCATTGTCTGATTATTTGCCTCTATTGATAACCATATCTCCCATTGATCGTCACAATACGAGCAATAGAACTCATATATCGGCATCAATAAACCTTTCCAGTGTGGCGTTGCCGTTCCAATAGCGTTCTTTGATGCGCTCTTGCCCATCGGCTATCTTGCATATCCGGCATTTAGCGGCTTTCATCTTGTAATTACCGCATTGATCGCAGCGCGTTATTTCATCTTCTCGACTGATGACCCTATCGATTGGATCGAATAACCGCTGCTCAAAACAGTTCTGACATTCCATCAACCACACCCAAGCATCAGGCTCAATCTCTGACTCATACTTTGTGATGTATGTGTGAGCAGTGACCTTTTTGCAAGGACCGCATTTAAATGGATGGACTTCGTTAATCACCGCTGAAACGCCCACTTACCATCTGAGCCGATTTTCATCCAACGAGCCGGATGTCCCGATTTTGGTCTAGGACATACCCAACCGCGATATTCCTTACCTTCCTTTGTGCCTTGCTTCAAGATCATTGGACCACAACCCTCAGCGCACAACGGAATCTCATCGATGATCTCAGCACCCAACTCATTCGCTATTGCACTGACATCCCACACTATTGGCTCAGGATGATTAGGCCGTTGTTCTTGGACAAACTCAGCCAGTTCAGGCTTTGTTGTCTGAATCGGCTTGAGTGGCACATTGCTACCTTTTGGCTTTGCTGGATAACCAGCCATCATCAACGCTCGACCCAATGATCCAGTTTCACAAAGTTCAATGCTGTATTGCTTGCTCTTTACCTCACTGGATAATCCAGTAGCAAATGGCTCTGCATCGTTCCAAGTTCTATACAGCTCTGTTTTGATAATGAATACATCCGATTGTGGATGTAATGATTCAGCCAATATATGTGATTTGTGGCGATAATCCGGGTAATCCTTCTTAAACTTTTCAAAGCGATCCCAAACGCCTTCATAATCTTCAAGCCAACTGCTCATCGATATACGCTCCCTTTTGATATTTTGTTATTGCATCGGTTAATTGTTCTTTCAGTGAATAAAATGTGCCATCGGGCCAATTTTGCACCTCATCAGCACAAGGTTGGCAATAAAAGCGAGTAACACCACTGCGTTGTGGAGATTCACTAACGGCTTTCCACACTGCTGGTTGCATCGCTTTATAGTGCCAAGTCCCATCTTTCAACTGTCCCCATCTGCTCTTGCAAATGTCGCACCATTGATTGCTATTCGAGTTTCGTATCAAACTCAATGTGGCTCCAATCATCCGGTGTGGTAAATCGCAGTTGAGCCAAGATAGAGGCGTATCCAATGAGATCGAGATACGAATCTTCGCGCTGTGGAGATTCCACAATTCGGCTGAGTTTCGTCGCAAGAAATACAAGCGATATGTCAGATGGGTCTCGCAACTGAACACCGAGAATTCTTGCGAGCTTGTAAATGCGTAATAGATTGTATCTCGGATCGCCATAGTCGAGCCCCCGTTCTTGGAGGGTAGAACTAGCTTCTTCGAGCCAATCGGTCGCACTGCGGTCTGAGTAATCATCGAGTCCCATCTTTAGCCAATCTGGTCGCTCGACCTCGCTTGTAACCTTCGTTGAATGCTTTGGCTTTTGCCTCAGTCAAATGACCCCAAATGAGCATCGTTCCGAGCCATCCAAAAATGACGATCCAAGTGATTTGTTCAGCTGACAAGTTATTGCACATCTGCGCTCACCCCAAATCTATCTAGCCAATAAGCCGAAATTTCATCCCGACTCAATCGCCCTCTAACTGACTTACGACCTAACGATTCGATGGCATAACGGCGAATTAATTGCCCTTTGACATAGTTTTTGCCATCTGACCAAGCACCCGATGTGGTATCAAATCGGATTAATGCTGGCGTATTTATCATTTATTCTCCCTTCCAAATCCGAGTAAATGGATTTAGTGAGATAAATGTATTTAATTAAATGGATTTAGACAAATGGATTTTCGGTGTGTCGCAATAGATCGTTGGCTTGATCGATATGCAGAAAACCCACTGGTCGAACTGTGGTCTGACTGTTGGCAAAATCGGTCTTATTAGGAAGTGCCTTCATTTGCCATTGTGGGGCGTTTAGAGGGTCTAACTCCCAGCAGTAGATACCAACAGGCGTAGAACTGATGTAGAAGGCTCTGAGGGCCTTTAGAGCCCCGATTTCGACCATACTGTGCCACTTGTGTTGCTCAATCATTAAATCGTCATAATGGGTTCTGCGGCACTTAAGCTCGAAGATGGCCCGATGAGCCATTGAAATGGCATCGAATCGTTCTGTGGGTCGAGAGGGTTCAAGGTCGGGGATTCGCTCTTTCAACCATTCGAATAACTCGACCTCTCTAAAAATTAGTCGTCCTCATCCTCATCGAAATCGGGCTGGCGAATCGGATCATCAATCGGCACTATCCAATCCGGATAAGAGCTGCGATCCATCGCAAAGGCTAGGGCGGTTCCCTCATCCATCCCAGCCTTGCGACAAGCCATATAAACTTCGTTAGCAGCTATTGCCCAAAAATCAAGTTTCGTCAATGGCGTTTCTTTTGTAGTACGGCGGCGTTTGGCAATTTTTTTGGTCTTTTTAACGACGCGCTTTCTTGTTGCCATTGACACTCACCTTCTCCCGTAAAGCCATCTCAAGGGTGGATTCTAACTTGTCGAGTCTTGAAATCAGCGGAAGGTTCTCAAGTTTTATGATGTAACGAAGTCCGGCAATAAGCAGGCCGATCGATCCGAGAACTGAGGCGATGAACGCCGCGATCTCAGTTGGCATTACCGCACTTTGCCGTAACGCTCGTAGTTAGGATTTAGCCAGTTGATTATGCTCGGCAATACGGCAGCAATAGCAGCATTGATTATTGTCTCGGCATCTAAGCCCACTGCCATATAGGTCGCTAGAGCTGTCGCTACGAATGTCTTGAGCCAAGTCCCTGCCATTTTCTTTAATTCCGCCATCTTTATCTCTCTCTCCTTCGAGGTCGAACCATCGTCCGTCATTGTCTCCCAAAGTTGTAAAGCTGATATGGAAATGCGAAATGTGCGGGTTACTGCCGCGATATTTGCGCCACTTCCAATTCAAAATAGGCGAGGCAATGCGCCCGTTGTGAATAATGTATTTGATCCGCTTGTCGCCGCGTTTAGCGCACTTGCGAATCTTCTCAACTAAAGCAAAGACTTCTTCCTTGTGGGCTCCAAGGTCGGCATCAATATCAAGTCCTCTAACAATTCCTGTTCTACTGTCTGGAATATGGTCAGAAGTGCCTTTGGCAAGGTGACGAGCATCAGCCACCCAACCATCACTGCGCCTATCGCGCTCAGGATAATTGTCATCGATGATCTCCCTTAATTGTCTGCCAGCTTTACAAAGTTTCGGAGAAGGTGCCGTCATAATTCCAACCTATCTCAACTTCGGGATAATCATCGACATTGATAAAATGTGAATTGTCGGGCAGGAAGTCAGTTTCATCGTCATAAAACGCGACAACCTTATTCTTGACTATTTGCGCGAGCTTCGGCATCTGCCTGATCCTTCAAATAGACTTCGTACTCAGCATCAGTCATTTCTCGGTTTGTAATCTCACCGCTATTCACATCAATATCCATTACTTTTGGTTTCATTAT